TGTGAAACTGGAACTCCCCGGAGCCAGTTCATACAGGTTGTTTTGGTCCCCAGCGAACAGGTAATTGTTAGCCCCAGAGTCAATTGCCACAATGGCACCCAAACATTGACTAGCCAAAGCGTTGCCACTGTACGGCGAGAGCGTCCCGACCGGTCCCCATGACTCTTTCGTTTTCGGAAAGAGGTTCACGATGTTGGCAGAGGCACCGCTTGAGTTGTTCGGCGGCAGATCAGGCGCGTAATCAGCGATTTGGAGCAGCATCAGGCAGCCACCATTGCGATAGATGACCCTGACAGTTCCTCGGACTTGTCCGCCAGGATGAAGCTTTGCAGCTGCTGCGTGTAAAGGCTGTCCCACACGCCGTAAGCCTCTTCATCCTTGTTGAACCTCGCGGCTGCACGGTTCACAGCGGCTAACAGAATCGTCGGAATTGTGTTGGTCATCCACGTTGTGCTGTTCACGCTGGTCAACTGATTGGATTTCTGCCAATAGATGCCCGTGATCGTGTAAGCCGAGTCCGGATAGGGACCAAACACAAAGTTTTGTCCGACGCGAGCCATGTATTGCGGCGTTCCAGATGCCGTTTGGTCCGGGTACTGCGTGTAGATGAACTCCGGAGTACGCCGCTCGACCTCAAACGTGTTGCCGCCGATAGACACTAGAGCGATCTTGATGCCCAGATAGCCTAATGGAACAGCAGCAACGCCATTGCTGATCGTCACGTTTAACGACGATTCAATCGGTTGCACACCCTTACCCTGATTCAAAGCAAAGATGTCGCGATAGATGTCAGCCTCGGCAATCTGGATGAAGTAGTCGATCCAGTTTCCAAGATCAGACCGCGCAAACCAATCCTGTACGGCCTGTTTCAGCGAGTTGTAGTCGTAGACACCAGCAACGCCGGTTGGTGTTCCGGAGCCTAATGCCGGGACGAATATGGTCATATCTACACGCCCCTGACCAGATAGACGACAAATGAAACATCACTTCCATCGTGATCAAGCACTTGTTGAAGCTGATTGTCCACGGAAACAACAGGTTCAAACCAGTTAAGGAAAGAGTCTGGAACAAGAGCCACGATTGCATCTCCCACCTGCAGCCCATCAATTAAGATAGGACCGGCGCCTGTGCCGCCTTGAAATGTTGCTTTCAGGATCGTCGCCGCAGCACTTGAAACAGTCATCGCACCCTCCGCGCCCTTATTACTCCATAAGCTTTACATGTGCTTGTCGTAAAGCTGGCCAACGCCACCAGATATAAAGTGGTTGAAGAAGAAACATTGATGCGTTGTGCCGGTAGTGCGTATATGTCATCAGTAACTGCAGAACTGCTAGGAGGATTAACAGACGCGCGGAATTCCCCAATGGGAAGTGTTGCTGTTGTAGTGCTGACACCACCGATAAGGTAACTCCGAACAGTTGAGCCAGCACTGGTGAAGCCTATCGTTCCGCTTACATCCCAATCGCCAGCAGATAACGTTATTGAAGTGACATTTGCGGATGTTCCGCTCGTGAGCGTGACGGCAGAAGCAGATGGAATGTCGGAAATAAAAAACTCACCCACGCTGCCAGCATTAGCACTATCTGCGGCGGTTGTTCCTACAATTCCAGCCGTGGTGGATGGAGTAATGGCACCAGTCGCTTGAAGGGTCGTGAATTTTCCCGCAGCCGCAGTCGTTGTACCGATTGCAGGAGGCGATGCTAGATAAGTACTGAATCCGGTTCCGCTTACAGTGCTAGATGCTGATAGCGTTGTGAAGGCTCCAGTATTTGGAGTAGTAGGGCCAATCGGGGTGTTGTTAAGCGTGCCACCAGAAACGGTGGCGCCACTAATGGTGGGATTCGTCCCGAATACCAAGGAGCCGGACCCGGTTTCATCAGAGATGATGGCGCCCAATTGGGCAGATGTTGTGCTGGAAAATTGTCCAAGGTTGCCAGTAGTAAGCGCAAACGAGGTGCCGCACGAAAAGCCTGTCCCGCTGGTGTACTGCATGGCACTATTGGCTGCGCTACAGCTTGGAAGAGAGACAGCGGTAGGCGAAGCTGAGGCAGCAGTTACGTTGGCTACGGCGGTGTTCGCTGCTTGAGAAGCCAGCGATCCAAGACCAACCTTTCCGGTTGCCGTAAAAACACCATTCACAGTCAGATTGTTGAACGTAGGGCTTGGATAACTTTGGGCAAGCGCCATCAGCGGCGTCAGAAGAGCGCCGATCAGAATTCGTTTGATCATGTCAGGAGACGGAAATAACGCCGCCGTTGTTCCAAAGCGCGCCGCCTGCGGCTGGAAGCGTAGTAGGAAGGTCTGCGGGCAGCGGGTCAACTAGCAGAACATCATTGACCGTCTGTGTTTGGATGTTCGCACCGCTAATGATTAGCTGATAACGGCCGTCAGCCGCATAGAACGAGAACGATCCAGTTACAGCATCAGTGGTAAGAGGGTTGGCTGCTTGAGTGACGCCGTTGTCAGAGTAGATCGTTGCAGCCGTACCGCCCGGATAGTTGTTGACCTGCACCAATGCGCCGCCAACAGGTGCGCCAGTCAAACTGGCAACGCTGTTCACGTACTTTTGCATGTCAGATCTTCCGGTTCGTCGTGCGGAACATGGCGTATTCAGGCCCGCTCAGGATCTTCTTGACGTACGGCCAGTGATCCTTGATCTGGTAGTCCCAGCCATACTTGGTGCGAATGTCGAGCATCACAGTCACGGGAACGCGCATCACATGCTTGAACTCTCCCATGCGCTCGAATGCACCTTCTGCAGCGCGTTTTTCGTGCGTGTACTTGAGCAGCGACTCCACGTCTTCCGAGTACTTGACGTGGAGCTTGTCTTCCTCTTCATGAACGGTGATGTTTGCCATGATCAGTGCGTGACTTCAATCACGTTGCAAGTGCCGGTAGATGCTCCATCCTGAATGACCGCGATCTTTTCGCCCGGGGCTACTTTGAGCAGTAGCGGCGGGTCGGATGCCTTAACAAGCAAGTCAGTCGCCGTAGCTGTGACGGTGCCGGTGCCCAGGCGCAGATGACAGTTACCAGTCGTAGACACGTACACAGCAAACGTAGATGTGCCAAACGCAGTAGAAGACTGGCTACTTGCGCCGACTGTCAGGTTTTGACCGGTGCCCGTAATAGGACGAACCGGCGAAATCGGAACCCAGTGAGCCATTTAGGACTCTCCAAAAGAAAAGGGGCGACCGAAGCCGCCCCGTTATTGCAAAGAGGATGAGTCCTGCTTAGCCCGTCGTGTCCGTGATCAGACCGTGAGCTTTCTCGTTGCCCACTTCCAGCGTGTAGTCAACGAGCAGCATCTTCTTGTCGCTATCACCGGTCTTGGCCAGCGGCACCGTTTGGAACGGGCGCAGATAGGCCACGCGCAGGTAGTTCGGGTTGACGAAGAAGCAGTCCTTCGACTGGGCAAGGAAGATGTCCGGGATGATCTTCACGTCGCCGAAGTCAGACTGGTAGACATCGACAGCGGTCTTCAGCGTCTTGTCTTCCACTTCGATGAAGCGAGTACCGGGACCAGCGAAGCCGGAGATGATCTGCTTGTTCACCGGGGAGACAATCGCGTATTCCGGCGATTCGCCCGATGCCGAGTAGATCTTCTGCAGCACCGACTTGACCATCGTTTCGGTCAGGGCCGTGGTTGCGCTGTTGTACGTGCGCGTGCTCGAACCATCGGTCCAGCCGTTGGCGTTCAGCGACGGATTCGCACCAGCCGGAGTACCACCGGTTTGGAACACGGTGTTCGTGTACAGCCAGCAGGGTAGACCGCCCAGCTTCGAAGCCGTGGACGAGTTACCGGCAGCCTTGGCGTTGTTGTACGTCAAGATGCCTTCCATGTCGCGCTTCAGTTCCTTGGACTTCTTCATGAGCTGATAGCCCATCTTGTTGGAACCGCCAGCGGAAACAACGGCTTGCGACTTGCCAGAGATCTGCACGACTTTCGTGGACGTCTGGACATAGTTGCCCATACGTGCAGTCGGGGCCAGCGTTTGCGACGTGGGATCGTCACCTTCAACGGCGGCGTTGCTCAGGTTCTGAGCAGCCAACGAATCGGTATCCCACTCGTGGTTGTTCTGCGTGGCCTTGTTCTTCTTCGTCATGTTCAAGATCGGAGTCTTGAACGGATCGACGTTGAAAATCAGGTTCGACAGATCTTCACGGATGTTGGTCTGCGTGTAGGTCTGCAGGGTGTTTGACGGAACAGACATTTGTTACTCCTGACTAGTTCGCGAAGAACTCAAACGCCGCTGCCTGGGCGTCTGCGTCGCGAGGATTTCGGTTGAGGCGATCCATCACTTGTTGACGTTTCGCCGCTTGCGGGTTGGTATCCGTCCGAGATCCCGGTTTCGCCATCGGAGGCGCTTGCCGAACCTGCTTCAGCGCTTGAGGTTTGGCCGCTTGGAGCTCCTGATAACGCGCCGCATCGTGCAGAATTCGCATGTAGCGGTGGTCGTATATCTGGTTAAGTTCGGCGTCCTTGAACCCCAGGCTGCGGGCGTAATTCACCATCTTTCCCTGTGCTTCAGTGAACGCTTTCGAGTCTTGCCACTCGGGCACGGCTTGAATCAGACGTTCACGTTCTTGCGCAATCGCTTGTTGGAGCAATTGCTGCTGATGCTGTGTTTCCTGTGCTTGCTGGGCCTGCACGTTCTGCAGGAAGCCTTGAATCTGTTGCTGGCGATTGGCGTACTCTGCTTGCAGAGCAGCGAACTCGCCGGGGTTTTGATTGCGCAAGGCATTCCAATCGACCTGCGCAAAATCGTGATTCAGCATCTGCAGCGCCAATTGGCCCATTTGTTGATGCTGCTGCAACGCCTGTTGTGTGGCTTGGCGCCAGCCTTCGCGTTCTTGATCGAACTGATTGCGTTGATTGCTGAGTTCGATGCTCTTGTTGTTGACGTGCCCCTCAAGCTGGTAGCTCTTGAGCACGTCTTGAAGCGGAACGAGCTTTTCAACGCCGTCGATCTTCACTGGCACGTTGAGCGCACGAGCAGCCTGCGGATCAACCTTCAGGGATGCCAGCAGTTCGTCTAGGCTTTGTGCCTGCGGCGCTTCTTCCGCTGCTGCTTCATCACCTTTTGGAGCATCGTCAGCAGGCGGATCGTCGCCCACGCGAGCATCATCAGCAGGAGGCGCTTCGTCAGAAGCTGCAGCAGCCTGCGCATCCTCGCGCGGCGGCTCATCGTTCGAATCAAACGCGCCAGCATCCCAAAAGCTCTGAAACTTGCTTTCGGTATCGGCTGCGGCGCCCGGTTGGGTGGTCGCTTCCACATCGCTCATGTGCTCGCCTCAATAAAAAAAGCCACCTGACGGTGGCTTGTTGGTGAAACTGGTAGTGCTATCGGCTGAAGAGTTGGAACCGCTTCTTCTGCTCTTCCTGCTGGTTGATTTGGAACTGCGCGATCTGGCCTGTCTGGCGGATGTTCTCTAAATACTTCTCGAGCGCGTCCCACATTTGCAGAGTCAGGATCAATCGCGTGTGCATGGTCTGATCCGACATCGGCACAGATGCCATCTGGCGGCGGATGCCTTCCTCGATGGCCTTCTTGGCCTCTACGAAGATCGGCGCATCCAGCACTTGGGCGGCATCGCCACCGCGAATCACTTCTTCTTCAAGCGCCACGCTGAATCTCCAACATGTCCTGATTCACCATCTGGCCCGCATCAGCCATGGCGTTCTGCTTGAGTTGCGATGCAACAATCTGCCCGATGACCTTGAGCGCCGTTTGCCACTCTTGCGACTGGATTTGCGCCATCTGTGCTTCGTGGTCTGCCTGAGCTTGCTGGGCGCCATGGGCAAGTTCAGTTTGTGCGCGTGCTTGCTCGCTCTGCGCCTTGGTCTGCTCGGTCTGCAGCCGCATACCCGCAATCTGTTGATCGGCTTGCGCCTTGATCTGTGCAGCCTGAACATGCGGATCGGGCGGCTGCTGCGCCTTCTGTTGCTGCATCTGTTGGTATTCCGGCGAATCCGGGTCTAGAGCGAACTCGGTAGCGTTCTCAAAGCCCAACAGATGCGTCACTTTCTTGAACGTTGCGTATGCTTGTTTCGGACCAACCAGCCCGAACGGCGCAAGTTTCTCTTGTGCGGCACCAAGCAGCATCACATTCGCTCGGGCTTCCTCGCGGTTGCCAGAACCAAGGCCGACATTGATCACCAGTTCGGTACGTTCGCGCCACTCAGACGGGTTCGCCGTCAGCCATTGCTTGTTGGTGAGACGAATCGTCAATTCATCGTCTTGATGGCGGCGCAGAAGATTGTGGATCTTCTGGAAGATGTCTTTGACACCCTCGGCCAGCAGACGGGCAACTAGCTCAACCTTGGCAGCGGCTGCAGACATCGCCGCAAGCTGACCGCCTTTTGTCACGTCTTGCAGCGCATCAGCATCAACGCCCATCGTGTCCTTGCCGATGCCTGTGCGCATCTCGCGTTGTAGATCGCAATACTCCATGGCGGGCAGAATCTGCGCCATGAGGTTCGACGGCTGCTGGAAGGGCATGATGTTGTCGCCAATCGGACCATCCACGCGGATGATGCCGCCTGGGCGAGACACCAACAGATCCTGCACGTTGACCTGTTTCCAGTTCACGGCAACGCGCTGGTTGTTCGAGATGTAGATGTTGTCCAGCGCCTGGCGGAAGAGTGTGGTCTTGATGACCTGCAGATCGTTCAACAGGTCGTAATAGCTGATCCCCACATGACGATGCGGCATCCGGATAGGCGAGCAGTACGAGAATGAGCTTTCTTCAATCTCGTCGTTCGCCAGGATCACATCACCGCCGATCACGATGCGGCGGAATTCGGCCATCCCATCGCCGTCATAGTCCACGCGCACAAAGTTCGTGCGAATGTCGATCAACTGGCTCGCAGGATCAACGGGATTCTCTTCGGACAGCTCGTCCGTGACCTCGTTACGGGCCAACGCGATCAGATCGAGCCAAGCGGGGCGCGCAACGGTGATGGAGTCAACCTTATCCGGGTCGAAGCCCTGTTCCTTGGCCTCCGTGCGCGACATCGTGCGCATGTGCTGCGTGAACGGCGAATCATCCAGCCCGTGACGGGCTTGCGGAGACACGCGCATTTCTTCGGGCGGCACGCACTCCACGCAGACGCGGCCCTTTTCGCTAGTACGGCGAATCTTGATGTCGAAGCACTGGTACTGCTGCGGGCCAGCAGTAGTCTCGATAGTATCCGTGCGCTCAGATTGACCGAGAACCTCAATTTCATCATCCGTCTGAAGCAACATCGTCACTTCTTGTTCGTTCAGGCCCGTATAAGTCTCAACCGTGCTTTTCTTTTCCTTGACCCAATACGAAGTGACGTAGCCATTGCGCAACAGCAGGGCGTCTTTGAAGAAGTCGTGCAAGATGAAGAAGCCCGGATTCTGCTTCATGAACACCCAGTTCACGACCTCCGTTTCAATCTCGGCCTGCTCTTCGTCGCCAGGCGCTTCCGGATCGAACTGCACAGGCTTGCCGGAGCCGACAAACATACGCATCAGCGTCGGCATGATCCATTCCACCGTGTCCCGTAGCTCGGGAAGCACGATTTGCGAGCGGTCCTCTACCTCATTGCCAAGCGGGCGCCCGAAGTACGCATTCAGGGCGTTGTAACGGTCGATCTCCAGCGTGGTCATCGCCTGCGCAGCGGGCTTGATGTTTCCGCCAACGCTCGGGCCGCTCGAAACGCTCGAACCTAGGCTAGCGCGCTCGTATTGACCGATGAGCGCCAGTAGTTCGCTCTCGGTCATGCCGCGCTTGTCAGCTTTCTCAGCCATTGCTTTCCTTCGGTTTCGGGCCGGGCTTGCGTGCAGCAAGTTGCTCACGGAAATACTTGAGCGCATCGCGCAATGCGTTTAGCTCGCCATCCAAACCAGAGCAACGCGCTTTCATCTCGGCACTTTGCTTTTCCAGTTCTGCAACGCGCGCTTCCAGTGCAATGCTCACTAGACCACTCCCAATTTCGGATACTGCAAAGGTTTCATTTCCTGCGGCTCTTGCCACACAACGCAGCCAAGACCGAACGCATCCGATCCATGGCTTGACCAATCGTGCTCAGGGCCAAGACCAATCCCGCGCTCCAAATCTCGCTTCTCGTGATACCAACCCAGCGCAGCGCGTCCGGCTTCTGTTGCTTGCTCGTGGAATCTGATCTGCGGGAACAGAACGCGTGTACGCTCAACGCGGGACATCGCAGCGCCACGCCCTTGATTCGGCACAACAGTCACGGAATAGCCAGCCTTCTTAAGCGCCGACTCATAGGACACGTCATAAACCTTGTCTTGAGTCGAGCCATCGTGAGGCAGCCAGAATTGCGCTTTGCTTGGCTCGTAGCCTTGCGACCGACACCACGCTAGGTGCGCATCAATCGGCTGTCCTACGGCCTCGTAGTAGTTCACAACGCGGATTTCTCGGCCAATGAACTGCATCGCCCAGATGGCGAATGCGTCCGCCTTTGAACCCGTACCGCCGATGTCGCACATCAGGCGAATCGTCATCAGCGGATCTGCGGGGAAGAACCCAATCCGGCCTTCCTCTTTCGCTTTCTGCAGATGCTTGGCGTAGTACGCACCAGCCAGCGCGGTAACGTAATCGCCTTCCCAGATGTGCGGATACTGCTCAGGACGCTCTTGTTGATCCCGTTGCCGCTCGCGCTCCAGCTTGGCCGGAAAGCGCAAGTTGTCGCGCCAGTTCAGTTGCACAACCTTGATGAGTGGATCGCTTGAATTACGGAAGCGCAGTTCAACCGGGGCGGTCTTTCGTGCCGGGTTCCACGTCACCCACAGTTCAGCGTTCCATGCGTCTTTTCCGTCTCCGCCTTCCTCACGCAATGTAGGAAGCACGATCTGCCACGCCGCATCTGTCACCGGCTCGGCCTCGTCCACCCATAGCACGAGAATGCGCGCCTTGGACTTGATGGACTGCACGGACTTATCCAGCCCGACGAACGCAAATGCAATGCGCCCATCACGCGACCGGATGTAGGTCTCGCCAACCTCGTAATACTTCGCTAACGCTGGTTCGCTCTCAATGGCGCGCTTGCACTCATCAAGCGATGAATCAGCTAGTGAGTTCATGTATTGCCGACCGCAGACCAACAGACCAGAAACGCCAGCTTGTCCGTACCGCATGCCCATAACCGCAAGCATCGTGGCGAAAGAGCGCGTCTTAGCGCTGCCGCGCCCGCCGTATGCTCCTCGCACATCCGCTGGCCCTTGAAACACAGGGATTAACTTTGCGGGCATCTCAATCCGTAGCTTTGTCATCCTCTGCTACGAACGGGGCTAGAACGAACTCAGTTACCAGCTTGAGCGGCGAATCAGCATCGCCACCAACAGTCAGCGGCAACAGCTTCGGGTAGATCGTTCCCCAAAACACACGCTCGTTTTGCGGCTCCTCTTGCGCCCATGCGACAAGACGATCCACACCACCTAGACGATCAGCCGCCATCGCAATTGCTTCTTTGGCCGCCATCGTCGTTTTATTCAGAGCGCCTTTCGGTCGACCCTTACCAGCATTCGGAGGAGTCCGCTTTGCTGTATCTGTCCCTATTTTTCTATCTGCCACTCTCAGCCGCGCCCTTACGGGTAGCGCTCCAAGTTAAGCGTTATTCACTTGCCAAGCTTTTCGAATTCAGCGTGGCTCTGCGGGTGTTGCACTTCGCGCGGGCCAGCATTGCCGTGCTCGCGGTTCAGTACTTTGTTTGCCTTTGCGTCGATCTTTGCTTCTTGGCCTTTCGACATGCGGCCTTCGTTCACTGCTTGACTGGCGCGGGCTTTCGCGTTCGCCGCGTGGCTTGCATCTGGCACGGGAAAGCTTCGATTCGGCCCCGCAAAC